CGATGCCGTGGTGGCACCGATTGTTGCACGAGTCACTGAACCTCTAACAACTTTGACGAAATCACCGTAGAAGATGTCCGTTGCAAAGCCGTATTGGATTGGGTACATGCGAGTAGAACCCGCAAATACTTGACCGCCGATGAGGTTAATCGGCAGGAACCCATAGGGTACCGTAACGTCAGTTCCTGAAGCCATTTAAGTTACCTCTAAAAGTGAAAAGAAAGGAATTATCCTCGCCCAAAACTAGTGCGCGTTGAACGCTCCGGGTTAAGGAGCGGCATACGCGGATCGTTTTCCCGTAAATAACTACGGTCCACACCTTCAATCTGGCGGTCAGAAAGTTCTTGGTAATACTTTTGGCGTTGCATCATCTTCTCAAGAGGGGCTTTGCATAAGAGCAAACCACCGACTTCGACGTTGCCTTTGAACTGAGAATTTATGTCAGACCTGATCTTCAACTCAGGATGATCTTCTGCCTTAACAGGTTCCCAGCCCTCACGCATTTGACGAGAGACGTTGGTGTTATCCGAACGTCCCAAAGAAGAAGTGCGAATCCAACGGAATACCCAACCATCTAATGGTTCCGGGATTGGAAGTGCGGATTGCGGCAACCAAGAGTCGCTGGGACGCGATTCGGCTGCACGGTCAATACGAATTTTGCGCTCATCAGCCATTTGAACTCTCCTTGATGAGTTGTTTGGCGTACTGCTCGGGGGTGATGCCAAGTCTCTTAGCGAGAGAAACTTGTGAAGCAGTCAACTGGATTTTGCGTGGTTTGGCTCCGTTGTTACGATTTGCAGAAGCGACCACGGTTGCTGGGGTGCGTTGAGTTGGTAAAGGGACCGATTGGGTTTCCTCGTCCTTCTCAAAGTATTCAGGGAAACGCTGTTTCATGGCAGCGTCGATCTTCTGATAGTACTCATCGGTGTCAGGTTCAACGCCCTCTTCACGGATGAGTGTCTCATGAATGCCGTAAGCCAAAGCAGTCATGGAGCGGTTACCTTGAGGTCCGAACCATGGATTGTTTTTGGTCCACTCCAAAGCCTTTTTACTAGGCTGTGGAGCCTGCGGCTGGACATAGTTCTGTGGAGCAAGTTGAGGTGCAGCCTGCGTTGCTTGCTGAGGGCGACGAGACTGAAGCACTCGTTCGTGCTTTTCGGCTTCACGGAACTCTGTCTGAGCGTTTAAGAGTTTTTCTTGGGCATTGATGATTTGTTCTGGATCACCGGCCTCATAAGCAGTTTTGTAAAGAGACTTTGCTTGATCCACGGCTAACGATGCACGGGCTTTGATCTGGGAAACTAAGGCTCCCTCCCCGCGTTGGATCAAGGATTCGTATTGTTGATTTTTGGCAACAACTTGTTGTGCGAATCGGATTGCCTCTTCACGCATCTTTTCAGCGGCTTCCCGCTGACGATTGGCTTCATGATGTTCGAATTTGACTTTGGCGATGCGTTTGCGAACTTTTTCGCCATAACTCATCAACTCATCATCATCTTCGGGTTTAGCAGGTTTCTTTGGAGAATCATCAATGATCTCTAATTCAAATTGCTCTGCAGGACTTTCCTGTGCTTTGACAGGCTCCTTGTCAGGGATTTGCAGCGGGGTGGTTACCCCGAAGAATTTATCTTCACGAGACAATTCAGAGGCTTCTGCGCTCATACTTTTTCCACTCCACGCGGGTCTTCGACAACGGCTTCGACACTATCGTCATTGATAAGTCGAAACTCTTTACCATGAATCTTAAAACGAGTTCCGGAATAGGAACGCATCATGATCCAGTCTCCTTTTTTACAAAAGGGACCAGAGGGAAAACGGTCAGTGGATTTATAGGCATCAGGTCCAATCGCAAGAACAAAGCCCACGATGCTGCCAACTTCTTCGGCTTCCAATGTTGCAGAAGCCTTGAGGATGCCACCTTCTGTTTTCTCTTCTGGATCGGGGAGAGCGATGAGCAGTTTGTACCCGGTAGGTCTGGGTAACTGACTGGCGACTTTTGAGTCGTTCTCTGACATATCTTCCTGCACCTGTCGGTGTTTGCACCTTGTTGAAGGGTGTTTGCGCCCCATCGGGGCGGTTGCACTGTTTACACAGTGTGTTTGTTAAGCCGTTTAATCATCATCAATTTGTTTTGTGAGGTCAAGCAGTTCCCGTTCTGCACGGGCCAACCCCTCTATGACACCACAACACCTCTTGTACTCAGGGAAGTCCTGACAGCCGCCGCCTGCGATATGGTCAGCCATGTCGTTCATCTGCTGACGCAGGGACTTTCTAAGGTATTCGCCTAGATTATTGCTGGCTATCGTCATTGTTATTCTGCTTACGCTGCTGGGAATTCAGAAGATTTCGAGCGATTTCGACCCCCAGTTTTGCCCCGGAGACCTTGTCTTTGGAGGCAATCTCCTTGGTACGCAGTTCGTTGTCGGTGTTGGTGGTGGCGATTTGGACCCCCAACCGAGCGCCTTCGATGCGTTCTTGGGCCTTGATGCGGTCCTTTTCGGTCTGCATCCGCATCTGCGCTTTTTGCATGTCCGCTTGGACTTTTGCCATGTCGGCTTGGGCTTTTTGCTGGATTTCCTGAGCGCGAAGTTGCAGTTTCTGCATTTCCATTTGAAGCACCGGGTCTTGAGATTGTTGCTGTTGTTGCAGCATTTGGGCTTCTTGTTGGGCTTTGCCCAGCACCTGTGCGGCTGCAGGGGCGACCAGTTCCGAAATACGGTATTCGATGTCCTCCGGGAGGGGTTCCCCCGGAGGAGGTAGTTTCATGCCCAACTGCTTTTCGATCTGTTGACGGTAAGCGAACGCCAGATGTTCCGACACATGGGCGGTGAGCGCGGCTTGCAGGGCTTGGGCGGCTTGAGGAGCCTGTTGGAGCATCCCCTGCAAACGGGGGTCTTGTCCGAAAGAGACATGCGTTTGGATGTGGGCTTCGTGGTCTTGGTAGAGAAAAGCCTTGATGGGCTTCATCTGTAGGGCGTTCATGTTCTCTGTGACGGGGTCCGTGGGCGGGATGTCCGTTTTGTCCGGGAGAACTTCCTGAGCATCCGCGATGCCCAGTGCATCGATCATCTGACGATGCAAGATCGGCAGATCGTATAACTGGGGGGCTTGGGCGGCTAACTGCAATGCAGCCTGATATTTCATGATCCGCTGGGCCATGGTGCCAGCGTTGGGATCAGACACCGGAATGATATCGATGCGGTCATCGAAATCTTCCTTGGTCAGTTCTTTACCCGGAATATCATAGGGATACTCGCTCGGGCCGTAGTCGTAGACCAACTGAGAAAGAAGTTTCAGTTCTTTCTTCATGGAGGCGTGTAAACGGGCTTGCACCGCTGACATGACCTTCATGGACCGTTCGATGATGGCAAGCGTGGTGCCGACCGGAGCCTCGGCGTTCATGTCGGCAATCTTCATGTCGGCTTGCGAAGCAAACCGTCTGCCTTCATCCACGATGTTGCCGAGCAACTGATACAAGGTACCGGAGGGTTCCTTGTAGGGCAGGAACGTAATGTTCTCGCGTAGGGTTCCAGAGGGGATGTCCACATCCCGGAACTCACCGGGCATGATGGGGGTATCGTCGCCCTTGATCCGCAGTCCGCGAGTTTTCAATCCGCCGGGAAGATTGGAAAGGGTTCCCGCGTCCACCAACTGTCTCAAGATGGACGTTGAAGATTTAGCCAATCCACCGACAAGGTGAACGAGTCCGAATCCATAAAACCCCAATCCGGGGATATAGGTGTATTGGACGAAATGCTGACGGCGCTTCTTGAGCAGATCATCTTCGTACCAATTGCGTCGAATGGCGAGAATGTTGCGTGAAGATTTATCAAGGGTAATCACATACGGCAAGGCGATGCCGGTGGGATTGCCCTCTGCATCGGTGTCTTCGAAACCCGGCAGGTCGTAATCCACGACCATTTCCAAAAGGGTGTAGCGCGAATCAAGGTCCATGCCCTTTGATTCACCGTTCAATTTGTCGTAAGACTTTTGAATGTCTGTGATATCGGGCGACGGAGGAGGCAGTTCGATGTCGGCGTAAAAGCCTGAAACCTGCAACTTTCTTATTTCGTTGTAGGTTTTCTTCATCACATGGGTGGCACGTTCGCAGGTGATTAAATCACTTGCTCCGTAAGAAACCACGAAATCCTCTGCTGGAACGAAGAGCGAGGCGGGTCTACCCAAAGACGGATCGTAATAAACCTTTCTGAATGCCGCACCACACAACGCCAAAGAGAACAATAACTTTTCAGTCTCTGAGCGGTATTCGCTCATTTTCTCAGTCAAAAGATAGTTTAAATATTCTTGTACCCGCTGGGCTTGTTGGGTTCTTTCGGTGGTGGTTTCACCTAAGATCTTGGTTTGAACAGGACCACGAGCCGGGAATATTTCTTGAATAGATTGGGCTTGGAAACGAACTATCGCTTCGGAGAGCATGGGATGGAAAACTCCACAAGCCCCTTCCCATGGTTGGGTTCGATCTTCAATCTTCAGACCTAGAAGATCCAATCCTTTGATGTAGGTGGTTTCCCATTCTTTGCGGGAATCTTTGTCGGCTTCAAAGAGGGTGGAGAGTTCCGACCCGATATTCATCAAGGTCGAATCATCAATAAATTCTGCGAGGTTGTCGTGGTGATTGGAGGCAGGGAGGGGTTCCGGGGCGAGATTGATCTCCATTCCGCCGTCCGGCAACTCCACCACCACTGACTCTTCTGACGGTAAAGATACATCCATGGTTTGCCCTCTAAAATTTGAGGGCATCAAAGCGCGATCCACCGCCATGAGTTTCTCCGTTATAAGTCAGTAAAACGACCGCCCTTTAAAGCAGCGCCCATACCACGGGCGGTGCCTTGGGTGCCTAGAGTTCGACCACCCTCGTACAGGCTCTTCTTACGCATGGCACCGCCGACCATCACGGGTTTACCCATGCCGTTCATCTTGCCCTTGAGTTTGTCTTTAGGTTGTTTGCGAGACTTTGGGGCTTCCATCATCTCAGTCTTAGACGTTCTGCCTTTCATCGTTTAAATCCTCAATAGAAAGACGCTTTGCGCTTATATATCGGTTGATCCTTGTAATCGGACTGCAGGGTTACAAACCCGCCGCGTCTGTAACGCAGCAGAGCCTGTGTCCCGGAGTCCACATAGTCATCATGCTCTCCAGCGGGAAAAGACGCAAACTCCTCCATGACTTCTTCGGCAAAACGATTATTGGGTCGCCAGATCTTGCCGTTGGAGAAAAGGTCTGCGATGGCGTTCACACGGGCAACTTTATCGTTCCCACGGGAGGGGGTGTATTCGGCAACCGGAATGCCCATGGAGCGAAGTTCGAAGATCAATGGAGTACCTGCCGCCTTAGCCTCTACGATCAGGGAGTCCGGTTTCCAGTAGTTGTAGAGTTCATAGGCTCTTTTCTTCAGAGTGGGGAACTCCATCTTTTCCCGGTGAGCATCCATGAGAATGACGTTGGGCTGCAAGATTCCAGAACCATCGGGGTGAAAAAACACCCCCCAAGTGGTGCAGGCGGAGTAGTCCGAACGCTCTTTTTTGAGAAAAGCGGTGTCCCATGACTGGATCAGGAACTGACACTGCGGGGGTTTCTCTTGTTCCCAGACCTTCCACCACTCGCGTTTAATCAATGCGCCTTCTTCGGAGGTGGGATTTTGCTGGTACTGGGCTTGCCATTTGTGGGTAGGGATTTCCTCGCGGATGGCTTCCAGTTCTTCCAGAGGCCAGAACTCAGGCCAGAGGGGTTTGCCAGAGGGCATGATGGCGGGGAACTCAATGACCTCCCATTCATCGCCACCTCGTTGGGCGGAAGCCTTCAAGACCTGTCCCACGAGATCCCTTTTGGACCAACGGGTACAAATAATCACAATCGCTCCACCCGGCTGGAGTCTTTGCCGGGGTCCGGAGGTGTACCACTCATAAGCATGATCGAAGATGGCAGGATCAGCCGACTGACCCTCTTGTTCATCATGGGGATCATCAATCACAAGGATGTCAGCGCCCTTTCCGGTCACGGCTCCGCCGATTCCGATGGCAAAATACTCCCCCCCTCTGGAGGTGGACCATCGTCCTGCAGCCTTACTGTCTGCCCGGAGAGAAACATCCGGGAATACCTTCCTATAATCCTCTGAGTCCACAAGGTTTCGAACCTTACGACCAAAGCCCACCGCCAGTTCTGCGGTGTGGGAGGACTGGATCACCTTCTTCTGAGGGTATTTCCCTAAAAACCATGCCGGGAACAGGTATGACCCAAACTCCGACTTGGTATGACGGGGCGGCATACAGATGATCAGCCTCTTCAACTTCCCCGAGGCGATCTCCTCAAACTTCTCCCCCATCACCTTGTGATGACGACCCGAAATGAATCCGGGCCACATCCTCTGAACAAAAGGAATGAACTTCTCTTGAGCCAACTCTCGCGTTTTGGCTCTCTCATACTCTTCCAATAACTTAAAAAACTCTTGTTGCTGATCAGCAGGTAGGGTTTTCACTAACCCCATGATCTTAGGAAGGTTTTCAGCAGTGATTTGCAAAAGAAAGAGCCTCAAAATACAGGGAAAATAGTCCCCGTTTCATCACAAGCAACGAACTCTTTCCATCCTACCTACTTAACCTTACTTCTATCCTTCAACCTTGCGGAACACCCACCCTCTGGAGTGGGTGTTACGCTATGGTATATACGTTATTTACTTATAAGTAGTTTTACTTTTTTTTATTTTACGTTTCACTAGCGATTTTATCACAAGTTTTGTGAAAAGTCAATACTTTTTTGAAAATTTTTGTAGAAATTTTTTCTAAACCTCCCCTATCCTAACCTATCCTAGGAAAAATCTAGAAAAAACATAGCAAAATCCTGCACTTAGCCACATTTAACCCCCTACCCCTTGGCAAAAAAATCAAAAAGTGTGGGGAAAACGCAACATATCAGGGGAAAATGAGGGAATCGTTTGAGTGGAATCGATATATACCCGCGTATGTGCGCTACAAAACCTGCGCGGGGGTGCGGGTGCGCGATTAGACCGCGCATGTGCGCGTATTTAACCCCCCACGGGTGCGCGTTTTCTACCGCGTAGGCGTGTGCGGTTCATTGCAACGTCGAACCTTCATCCCCGGCTTCATCGTCACCATCGGAATCAGCATCGGCATCAGGATCGTCCAAGTGTTTCGGATTGGGTGAAATGAGTCTGGAGAGTCGAGCCTCAAGTTCCGCCGCGATCAACTCGGTGGGACGCTCTCGATGATCCTCTAGAACGTCACGGTAAAGTCCACAAGCCTTTCCCAAGAGTTCAGCGGCTCTTAGTTGGGAACTGCTGGCAGACTCGTCACCTTTGCTCCACTTGCGGAGCAGGGTGACCAGCATATCCCGATCAGAAACCGTGACTGCCTCACTTTGCCGCCGCCTCTCCGCTGCAAGCGTCTCGACCCGTGTTGAGACCCTGTTGTCCGCCATCAGCGCCACCGCATTGCGTTGGATCGTCGCGGGTTTCATGTTTGAGCAGTCATAAGCGTTGCGGTATGCATCTGCGA